GTAAGTGCTCCGAAATTAGCAGCTGGGAAAGTATAAATTTGATCAGAAGTTAATGTAATTGGATTATATGGTATAGCAGCAACTTGTGAAGGTGATAATGCAGCAATTTGAGAAGTTGATAATACTGGTATTTGTACAGAAGAAAATGCATTCACTTCAGCAGTAGTCAAAGATGCAACATTAGCAGTGGTTACATTTGTAATTTGACCGGTTGTTAATGGGAAAGAATTAGCACCAGCACTTACATTCAATGCACTTAACAATACATTATTTAATCTTGATACGTCAGTAATTGCTTGTACTTGAGTAGTGGATAAAGCATATACTTGCGCAGAAGTCAAAAAGGATAATTGAACAGAAGATAAACCAGGAGCAGCTAATTCAGCAGTGGATAAATTTGGTGAAGTAATGGAAGAAACTTGTGTTTGACTCATTGCTGAGAATTGAGAACTGGTAATATAAGGCACTATTTTTGAGGATAATGCAGCAACATTTGTAGAAGTGATGTTATTAATCACTGAATTTGTAAGAGCTGGTACTTGAACAGAAGATAATAAATTCATTTGTGCGCTAGTTAATGCATTGAATGTTAATGGGGTAATGGCTGCGATTTGAGCAGTACCAAGAGCTGCTTCTTGTGCGGATGTTAATTGATTCATAACAACACTCGATGTTGGTAAAGCCGCAATTTGTCCGGTGGTGAAAGAAGCAATCTGGGCAGTAGTAAATATAGGTAATTGTGCTGAATTGATGGAAGAAATAACAGCAGGTGTTAATGCTTGAACTTGATTTCCAGAACCATCTTTTAATCCAACAATATTTGCTAACATAGGTGCAAATTGAGCAACTGAGAATTGCGCAACGTCGGCAGTGGTAAATGCAGAAATCTGGGAAGAAGGTAAATTTTTAAATTCAACAGTATTTATGAATGCCACTTGACTAGTAGCAAGACTACTAATTTGAAGAGTTGTCCATGGATTTAAATTCATCATGTTTTGAGAAGTTAATTTAGCAATCTGTGCAAATGGTAAAGCAGCAATTTGAGCAGTTGTTAAACTTTGTACTTGAGCAGTAGTATAGTTATATAATACATTATCACCTGGTGGAAATCCAATAACTTCTGCTGTAACAATTGATCTAACTTGCACGATATCTAAATAATTTTGAATTACATTTATTTGTGGAGAATTCAATATTACAATATCTGCTGTACTTAAAGCTTGAACTTGCGCTTGAGTTAAAAATCCTACTTGAGCAGTACTAAAAACATCAACGTCAGTTGTGGTTAATGCGGATACTTGTGTAACGGAAAATCCCGAAAGTTGAGCAGATGTAAATGCGCCAGGAGTAATAGCACTTACTGGAATAGCGGCTACTTGTTGAGTAGTCAAGGCATTGATTTGAAGTGCAGTTAAACCAGGTAATTGGACAGATGTTAAAATACTTACATTTCTAGTTGAAAGACTTGATATAACGTTACTGGTAATTCCCGCAATTTGCTCGGCGGATAATGCGGCAAATTCGGCAGTAGTTAAAGCTGCTACTTGCACAGCAGTTAATGCATTCACTTGTAAAGAAGTTAAACGAGATACATCTAATGTGTTTAAACTAACTAATTGCGAGGTAGTTAAAGATGCAATTTGTGTACCGGACATTTTTGCAGTGAAATTACCATTTGCAGAAAGATAAGCAAGAGCTGCGGTAGTTAAATTACCGGATTCAGCAAATAACCCGGTTTGTAAAGCTGATACTTGAGGAGCACCTAATGCAGCTAATGCGGCTATGTTTACAGTTTGTAAATCACTTGCATTATAAGGAGCAAGTAAATCATTGAATCTATCTAAACTTAATCCACCGAATTGTGCAGTAGTTAAATAACCCAATTTACCAGATGCAGCAAGGGCTGACATTTGTGTAAAGGTCAATGCATTAATTTCATCCGATGATATAGTTGGAATTTGCGCTGTAGTCAATGCACCAATAGCAGCATCACTTAAACCTTTTATTGCTAAAACTACACCTAATACAGGTCCACCATTTAAAGCAGCAACTTGAGCTGGAGATAATACAGCAACTTGTGCTGTAGTCAATAATTTGACTTGATCGGCAGTAAGAACTCCCATATCTGCAGTTGTTAAATATTGTGTAATTTCATAAGTGGTAAGAGCTGCAATTTCAGCTGCTGATAATTGACTCGCTTGAAGAGTTGAGATAGGAGAGGTGAATGGCATATCAGATACTGATATATATTATTAACAATAAATAAAAATCCACAAAAAATATAATTGTATCCTTTTGTAATAATGTTGTAAATTACAACTTTTTGCCAGATGGGTAACGTACAAAAATATATTCAAATATATATATATGCCTAACTGCGATGATTGCGTCGATGAAATTATTCCTAAATCTCCCGAATTAAAGGAATTTTGTCATCATGTTCTTGCCAAACATGATTTAGCTAAATCACTTCGCGAACCATCCCCTAAATTACCTTCCCCTAAATCACTTCGCGAACCATCCCCTAAATTACCTTCCCCTAAATCACTTCGCGAACCTTCCCCTAAATCACTTCACGAACCTTCCCCTAAATCACTTCACGAACCTTCCCCTAAATCACTTCACGAACCTTCCCCTAAATCACTTCAAACGCGCAAAAAGAAATCCCCTAAGAACAAAACCAAAAAACAAACTGACCTAAAAACATCTCAAGTACTATCTCATAAACCATTTACTGTTGCAGACATGAGCAGTGAAGATATTTCTAAAACGAAAACCCATATCAAACAATTCAAAACCGCAGGTATTTCCGCCATCGAATCGCTTACTCAACATGAACTCGCAGAAATTATTGTGTTAGCCAGTGACAAATACTATAACACCATCAACGAAGTCCTTTTGACCGACAATGAATACGACATTGTGAAGGAATATATGCAAACGAAATTCCCCAAAGACATCACCAATCAACAAATCGGCGCACCCATCATTACCGGCAAAAACAAAGTCAATCTACCTTACGAAATGTGGTCCATGGACAAAATCAAACCCGACTCCGGCGCTTTACCTGCATGGGTCGCCAAATACAAAGGTCCCTATGTATTGTCGTGCAAATTAGACGGGGTCAGTGGTCTTTATTCCACCGAAGGTGATACGCCTAAATTATACACCCGAGGCGATGGAAAAATCGGCCAAGACATTAGTCACCTCCTCAAAATCCTCAAATTACCTACTACAAAAGGTATTGTGGTGCGCGGTGAATTCTTGATTTCAAAAGCCGTCTTTGAATCCAAATATGCCGATCAATTCGCCAATCCGCGCAATTTAGTATCGGGCATTATCAACGCCAAAGCAGACCGCGTCGATAACAAAGCAGCCGATCTCGAATTCGTCACCTACGAAGTCGTGGTTCCTAAACTCAAACCCAGCGAGCAATTGAAAAAACTCGCGGACTATGGGTTCAACGTCGTCGAACACAAGATGGAGACCGCCCTCACGAATGAATTGTTGTCGGATTATTTAGTAAATATGCGCAAAAACCATCCTTATAAAATCGACGGAATCATTGTCACCGACGACGCTATCCATCCCCGCGTTTCCGGCAATCCCGACCACGCTTTTGCCTTCAAAATGATGCTTTCCGACCAGAAAGCCGAAGCCAAAGTCGTCGATGTTGAATGGTCGCCTAGCAAAGACGGATTCTTGAAGCCCCGTGTCCGCATTGAACCCATTCGTTTAGGTGGCGTCACCATCACCTATGCCACCGGATACAATGCGAAATTCATCGAAGACAACAAAATCGGTGTCGGTGCGCTCGTCGAATTGATTCGATCCGGTGATGTCATACCGAAAATCCTATCTACGACCGTGCCCGCCGAAAAACCACTGATGCCGTTAGTGCCATACATATGGAATGAAACACATGTCGATATCTTACTGGAAAATGCGGCAGACGACCGCACCGTGCAAGAGAAAAACGTCACCGCGTTTTTCAGCGAACTCGAAGTCGATGGACTCAAGGCAGGCAACGTGCGCAAAATCATGGATGCCGGATTCGACACCGTTGCGAAAATCCTCAAAATGACCGAGGCCGATTTCAAAACCGCCGGATTCAAATCTATGGCACCTAAATACGTCGAAAACATTGCCGCCAAAGTGGCCGAAGCCAGTCTCCTTAAAATCATGGTGGCCTCGGGCAAACTCGGTCGCGGATTCGGAGAGCGAAAACTGGCCCCCATTATGGAGGCACATCCCGACATTTTAGTAGTGCAAGAAACGCCGGCACAAAAAATCGCCAAAGTCAAGACGGTTGCGGGCATCGAACAAAAATCGGCGCAATTGTTTGTGGAGAATATTCCCGTCTTTTTAGCCTTTTTGAAAGAATGCGGTCTCGAAAACAAATTGACGGCAAAGGTTGCCCCAAAACCAGTCAAGGAATTTGACCAATCGAATCCGCTCTATGGCAAAGAGGTCGTCATGACAAAAGTCCGCGACCAGGAAATTATCAGCGCTCTTGAAGCCGCGGGTGGCAAACTCGCGGATTCCATCAAGGCCACTACACTGGCCCTGATTGTCAAATCGAAAACGGACGAATCGAACAAAACGAAAGACGCAGTGAAAAAAGGGGTCCCTATCATGACGCCGGAAGAATTCAAAGAGAAATATATGAAATAAACATTCTGGCACCCGATTTGTGTAAAAAATATATCACATGATGAGGATATATTTTTTATAGATTTGTGTAATAGATTTATGCATTTACTTCGGCGACAATATCGTCGTCATTGATGTATTTCTGGTAAATTTCCGACAATAATGCTCCACCGATGACATTTTGTTCGTCACTATATCTGCTATATATAGTGAGCAATATGTTAAGCAATAATGCGTCGCCATCGCCGTGATCCGCAATATACCCGATAGCATGTAGCAACTCGTCTCGAAGACTGATGCGTGGATGGTTTAATTTAAGTTCATTCAATTTGTATATCATCATTCTGGCATCGGGTGCTTTGACGTAGCGATTTTCGCGGTCAGAATGGTGTGCGGTTTGTATTTCAGGTCGAATATCGGAATGTATGCGTGGTATGGCACTGGATGTTGCTGCATCTATGGTTGGAATCATAGATACGGGTGGTGGAATCTCGACGCTTTCTTCTGTGGATGGTTCTGCAGTGATATTTGGTGCGGCTACTTGAGCTGTTTCTGGAGTAGTCGTTGCAACTTCCTCTGCGATAGGTGCGCGATTCTTTGGTGGTCTTCCTCTGCGAGAAGTACGGGCGGAAGCAACCGATGATTCGTCGGATGAAGAATTCGATTTGCGGAGTTTTTTCGTGTGCAAATCACTCATGAGTTTTCGATGCATGAGGTCTAAACATTTCCATAAACTATTGTTGCGTTTTTGTACATGTTTGTCGCTAGTAATGCCGATAAATGGATTGAGTTGCTTGCTGTCATAACTAATACAATTGAATTCGTGATTGTTGTAACCATCTTGGTTATTTTTTTCAGGTGGAAGGTCGTCATGATTACGACCAGCGCGAATGACGCGTACGTAATTTTTAAATTGTAACTCGCTTAATGGTGTATCTACGGTGGATGTACCCATAAAGGTCAGTTTGTATGCGTTGAAATTGTTTTGTGCAGCATTATAATCGGCAGTTTCGGCAGTTTGTCCTTCGAGTTCTCCCGCCTGTAGATTAAATCGACCATAACTGATATTTTTCGCTTCGCGTTTGTAGGAAATCGCAGTTATAGCACCAGTTGTATCGTGAATAGTGACCATTAGTTTGTAAGTGATTGCGCGTTCGATGCATTGTGGATTGTTTAGAATTTTTTTAGAGATTTCATCGTCAATCATGACGCGTTTGCCATTTACATATACATTTTTATCAGGGTTTTGTGCAAGAATAGAGGTATAGGTTTGTGCTATAGCATTGATGATGTTGGCTTCGCACTCGAGTGGGGTGCCGATGGCATTGTCCGTATTTGAACGCATATTTTCGATGTAAATAGTGGATCCGACTCCATAAGGGTGGAGTGCGGCAAAGGCGGATTCGTCCATGGATTCAAAGATCGCGGGTTCGTAGGATTGCGATGCGTCGGTGCATTCAATCATAGTACCGTAATCGAAACGGACATGCACACGAGTGTCGCCGTGTTTTTCGGAAATGGATCGGGTATAAATACCGAATGTATCTGCTAAAAACATGGTGGCGTCATTGAGGCCTCTGCCATATTGCGAGGTCTCGCCGTCATGTTGTTGGCCGTCGCGTTCATGCCCGATATGCAATGGACTGGATGAATCGGATTCGTGGATATTTTCGAACCCGTGTGGTACATCGTCTTGAATGAGAATGCGCTCTATGGCAGTTGAATCCTCATTCATGATGAGTCGAATTGATAGTTCCGTTGCGATCAAGATGGCATTGTCAATTAAATCTAATATGGCACGAGTAAAAGTATAGTTGCTTCCGCGAACACCTTTTGCGTATTGGCGAAAGTGAGGAGCTCCGACGTATGGTTTGTTGATCGTTGTCATGCTTTTTGAGAAATATATTCCTACATGTCGATAACTGGGTGAATCAATTTTATGTACATGTGAAAATAAAAAAATAAAAAAATTAGAAAATAAATATTTTTGCGGAAAATGTTTTTTTGATAAATACAATAACATACTCAGTCGAATAACTTTAACGTCTGATAATATTTTTTCGGTTTTTCGCCGTCGAACCCTCTTATGAGTGTCTCAACACGATAACATTCTTTCGCAAAATACAACGGCGTGAAAACCGGGTTGATATAACAGAAGGACCCGTAGAATCCATAGGCGACGCTGCTGAGAACATATTTCGTGGGCTTAGTGGGCGGGCCATCGCAGTAAATCTCGGGATAACGTAATTTGTCGGCTTCATATTTAGCCATTTTTTGACGATGGTTCTCCACTTTCTCTTTGTGCGCATAGTCATGATGCTGTATACCCCGATAAAATCCGAGAGCCGTCCATCCACCAACTGTCGCTATTAGTTTGTTTCGGCTTATCATACTATATGATGTGTATGGTATGTATATTTTATATACATTTATACCTATTCTCATTTACACTCGTTGTGTTTGTAACGGATTACACTATGGATATTATACATTTTTGCTATGGGGTCTAAAACACCTTTCTTTTTCGCTGAATACGATTCCGGTATAATTCAATTTCTTTATTACAAGAAGAACAAGTTTTACTGGTTTTGTATTCATCTATATCAACCATCTTACAATACCTACGTAATTATCGTGTAAATCGTAAAATGGGCGTTCTAAATATTCAAAGGTGTAAAAAGACAAATTATCAGTTACAAAACAATAGTTGTCTAAAGTATTTAGGAATACAAGTTATTTACAAAATCAAACAGTTGAAAATGATATTGTGTTTAAAAATGTTAAAAAAAATATTATATTATATCATATCAACATGAAAAAAGTATGGTATGCCCCAAATAAAAAAGAAGCTTACGGAGATTTAGAAATAAATGCAGTTATTGAATGTTTAAATGATGGATGGTTAGCGGGATTTGGTCCAAAAACAGTTGAATTTGAAAAAAGGGTTAGTGCATTATTTTCTAAAAAATATGGTCTATTTGTAAATAGTGGGTCATCTGCAATATTACTTGGATTAAATGCATTAGATTTAAAACCAGGCGACGAAGTAATTACTCCAGCTTGTACATTTTCCACAAGTATTGCTCCAATAATTCAATGCGGATTAACACCTGTATTTTGTGATGTTGAAATTGGAACATATGTTCCAACGCCTGACCAAGTATGTGAAAAAATTACAGATAAAACAAAGGTTATATTAATACCTAATTTAATAGGTTCAAAACCAGATTGGACAGAAATTAGAAGACGAACAAATTTAATCTTATTTGAAGACTCTGCTGATACCATTACTTCTACACCAGAAACCGATATAGCTATAACAAGTTTTTACTCAAGTCATTTAATTACTGCTTGTGGTTCTGGAGGTATGGTTATGTTTAACGAAGAAAAATTATTAAAAAGAGCAACAATGTTTCGCGATTGGGGTAGAATTGGAGATAATTCGGAAGATGTCAAAACAAGATTTGAGTATTCAATTGACGGAATACCATATGATTATAAATTTCTTTATGGAGCAATTGGATACAACATGAAATCATCTGAAATAAATGCTGCTTTTGGATTGGTTCAAATATCAAGATTAGAAGAAATACGACATAAAAGAAAAATTATTTTTAACAGATATTTAGAAAATTTAAAAGATGTAAATGAAATCATTTTACCAATTAATAAATATGATACAGATTGGCTAGCTATTGCATTTATGTATAAAGATAGGCTAGGTTTATTAACATATTTAGAATTGAATAATATACAAACAAGAGTTTGCTTTGCTGGAAATGTCACAAGACATCCGGTATATCGCAACTATTTAAAAGAATTCCCAAATTCAGATCGCATAATGGCCGAAGGTTTTTTACTGGGCGCACACCATGGAATGAGTGTTGAAGATGCTGACTATGTTTGTGAAAAAATAAAAGAATTTGTAAAAAATAATGAAAGTAAATAACTTAGAAAATTCTATGTATAATATTCAAAGGATATAAAATGTTCCAAGATAATCGCGGTACAATCATTTTTCCTATAAAAAACAATAATTTTGAAAATACAAAAGAAACTACTATAAGTATAAATCATAAAAATGTATTCAGGGGGGTGCATTTAGAACAATTTTCAAAACTTGTAACTTGTATTCAAGGAAAGATATTAGATATTATTATAAATTTCAATGAAGGAGATGAAGATTATTTGATACCAAAATATTATGAATTGGACCCGAGTACTGCTTTATACCAAATAAAAATAAATAAAAATTATGGTCACGCGTTTATTTCACTTTGCGATAATACTATAGTTTTATATCATTATGATGATATTTACGATAACAGTAAATCAGTTACAATCAACTACAAAGACCCACTATTAAATATTAAAATACCCATAAAAAATCCAATTATATCAGATAAAGATTTACACGCGCCAATGTATAAAAATATAGACTATTATATTTTCGGTGGAAAAGGATTTATTGGTTCAATTATTGTAAATGAACTTAAAAAAATAAACAAAACTTTTTATGTTACAAATTTAAGATTAGAAAATATAAATGAAATTGAAAATGAATTAAATTTATTAAAACCAAAATATCTAATTTCAAGTGCAGGTATCACAGGAAATCCTAATATATCATGGTGTGAAACACATAAGGTTGAAACTATCGAAACAAATATTACATATCAACTTACACTGGCTAGTTTATGTAAGAAAAAAAACATTCATTGTACAATTATTGGGTCAGGTGTCATTTTTAAAAATGATAAATTTTACACTGAAGAAGACGAAGGAAATTTTGATAATAATTTTTATGGAAAATGTCGTATATTTTTAGAAAATATATGTAAAAATTATGAAAATGTCTTATATTTAAGGGTTAATTATCCAATAAGTTCAGTTAAATCAAATAAAAATTTAATTACAAAATTATTAAACTACAATACAATTGAAGACAAAGAGATAACATTAACATATCTTGATGAATTAATTCCATATTTAATCGATATGATAGAAAATAACGAAACTGGTATATGTAATTTTGTAAATGACGGATCGATTAAATTAACAACAATTATGGATTTATATGATAATATTAAACCACATGCATATAATATATCAAACAAAATAGACGATACTAAATCAAGTTCCTTATTAACTATTGATAAATTAAAAAAATACAATGTTAAAACTACAAAAGATGCGGTAAAAGATTGTATTTTAAAATATGTTAGTAACGATAAAACATAGTTATGATTTATGCATTGTGACATTGTAAATTATAAAGTAGTAAAAATACTATTTTATAATTAACAACAAACAATATAAAGGAATTATTTGGTCTATATAAATATATTATGAATAATATAGAAATAGTAGTTTCGAGGTATAGCGAAAATCTTGATTGGTTATCACAAGAACCATTTAGTAAATATCCTGTTACAATTTATAATAAAGGTAATCATGATAATTTCAATCATTCTTCAAATATTATAAAAGTTGTAAATTTACCGAACATCGGTTTAGAAGTTCATTCATTTTTGTATCATATAATAAATAATTATGATAATTTATCAGATATAACAGCATTTTTTCAAGGTTCGATATCTAGTTCAGTTGATAAATATAGAAGAGCTCGTGACGTAGTAATTGAAAGTGAAAATAGAAATACAAGTATATTATCTTGTCCTATTTTAATCCATAATTATTTTGATTTAACTAATTTTACTATAGATTATCATCCTTTTTCAAACGAAATAAATAGAACCGAAGGTAGTAATTTAACTCACCCCTGTAAAATTAGACCATTTGGAAAATGGTTCAATGAAATATTTAATAAATGGCATAGTACAGAAAATGGCGATGTAACATCTTTAAATAATATTTCTTGGAATCATGTGTTTTCAGTAAAAAGGGAACATATTTTAAGAAAACCAAAAGAATATTATGAATATTTACTTTCATTTGTTGAAGAAGGACTTCAGCCCGAAGCAGTTCATTATTTTGAAAGAGCATGGGCTTTAGTATTTTATCCATTAAATAATGAAAATTTTATACGTTAGATTGCAAATATTATTGATATAATATTACGACTATATCAATAAAAATATGAATTGCTCTAAATGCATAAATAGGTAACAGGTATAAACATACCATACTATCTATAACACCATGGTTGACGCCGATCCGCTCGAACAGCGCCCTCATTCCGAATACCGCACCCTCGACAATGCCCTCCTGCAAAAATACGAAGTCAAACTCTACGGCTCCGACCGCGATACCTACGACATCATCAATGATTTCCTAGAAAACAATCAGAGCGAGCGCGCCTTTTACATTGTGGATTTATGTGCTATCGTACATTCCTACAATGAATGGATGCGGCTTTTGCCCGACGTCAAACCCTATTACGCCATGAAATGCAATCCGAATCCGGTGATTCTCGAAGTCCTCGCCTCGTTAGGCGTCAATTTCGATTGCGCCTCGGAAAACGAGATGCGCACCATCATCGAAATCACCAAAGACCCCTCCCGCATCATTTTCGCGAATCCGTGCAAAATGTCGTCGCAAATCCGGTACGCGCGATCGAACGACGTCGATTTCACCGTGGCCGATAACGAAAACGAACTCTACAAAATCAAACTCTATCACCCCTACACTAAAATCCTCCTACGTATCGCCGTCGATGACAGCAAGAGTAAATGCCGATTCAACAAGAAATTCGGCTGCAAACTCGGCGGTGTAGAGGAACTCCTCAACATCGCGAAAACGCTGAAACTAGACGTCTGTGGATTCTCCTTCCATGTAGGCAGCGGATGTTCGTCCGCCGAATCTTTCTACGAGGCCTTAAGCGATTGCCGGAAAGCGGCCACTATGGCGAAATCGCTCGGCATCCAGGTGACCATCATCGATATTGGCGGTGGATTCCCGGGATCGGATTCGGTGGAAATCCGATTCGATTCTATAGCACATAGCGTGAATCGAGGTATCCGCGACTTTTTCGGCGAAGAATTTGATGGAGGTGTTATACAATTCATTGCGGAGCCGGGTCGGTATTTCGCCCAGGGCAGTCACACCCTCGTTCTCAATGTCATCGGGAAAAAGACGGTGACTGACGAGGCCACGGGCGAGAAAATCAACATGTATTATTTGAATGAGAGTGTCTATGGCAGTTTCAATTGTATTGCGAACGACCATTATTTACCGACGATTTTGCCATTCAATGAGCGGGATCAGCAGATGCAGCGGAGTAAATTGTTCGGCACCACATGCGATTCCATCGACGTCATCAACGAAGATATCATGTTGCCCGAACTGGCGATCGGTGAATGCGTCTATGTGGAGAAAATTGGGGCCTATACGATTGCCGCGGCCAGTGCGTTCAACGGGTTTGCCCCGACAAATACCTACAAGTATATTTTCAAGTCTTCGGTGCAATAGATTCGGAATGTAGTTCTGCTATATATTTTTCTATTGTTTCTTTATCAATAGATGTCATCTGAAGAAGCTTGTTAATGATTTTGTTTTTTATTTTCCAAAAAAATCGTAATTTGTCTTGAACAATATCGCCATTTTTCATATTCCCATTTTGACTTTCGTGTTCATTGAATCTATGCAAAATTTTCAAATCAATTTCACGTACAATGGTGTCTAACAAATCACAGCAATCTCTAGTTTCATATACCCATTGTTTATTGTGACGAATTTGAATATGGTCATTTGATTTATCATCATCATCTTTTATACAATGCAATGGACGTTGTTCAATCGTATATTTATTCAAATTGTGATTCATAATTTCAGTATAACCCGCAAAATATCCTTTTTGACACAATAATTCAAAATGTTTCTCCATAACTTCGAGTCGATTTTTGAATTCTATGAAATTGATGGCATCTTTGCATTGTTCATTCAGAAATATATTGATATTGTTTGTATTATGACTATTTGTATTGATCTGGTCTGCAATATTTGTTGTAATCGTTTTATGAGAATCATTCGTTTTTTGCAGTTGCATAATAAGTTCTTCTAATAATTTATTATTTTTAGCAATTCCTTCCAGTTGTTCGGTAGTAATATTTTCATTCGGGTTTTTACATTTTGTTTTATGCTTCTGCAGTCCGCGATTTGTATAATAGGGTTTATTACACCATTCGCAGCATATTTTTTCATTGAGTGTTGTACATTTTTGATGTCTCGCCGAATTTATATGATTCGCGTAGTTTTGTGAAACATTCGTATTATATGCGCATGTTTCGCAAAAATATTTATATTTTGATGTCATAATGTATAAATATACTATGTTTATCCCCGAGGAACGATTCATTAGTATCTGGTCCAATTCATTAATGTTTTGTTCCGAAAAAGGAACAATTCATTAATGAATTGTTCCAAACTACCAAAACGAAAATATACCCCAAAAACAAATGGGAAAAATAGGAAGAGGGATATGTGTATTTTCCTAAATAACCCCCAAACAAGAACCCAAAAACTTTTCAAGGACCAACTGTTGTTTTTCCTAAATAACCCCAAAACTTTCAAAAGAGGTCCAATGTGTTTTTCCTAAATAACCACGGTCCAGGACCTGAAAAGTTCTCAAAGACCAATGTATGTTTTTCCTAAATACTGACATAAATACATGCCTATACCATATCACAAACATGGATGACACTATATGGCCGGCAGAAGAACAGCGCGACCTCAAAAAACTATACGAAGACCTGAAATTCAATATCATACAAATCGCTAAACTTTATCGGCGAACCCCACGCGAAGTAGCTACCGAACTCGTAAATATCGGTGTAATACAAACCGCATGTGCAGCGCGCGGATACGACCTCAGATTACATTTCGAATACTTCAAGAACATGTATGAGAACGAAACCCTCCTCGAAATCGAGAAAAATCAATTTCATAATTATTATAAAGAGTTCAAGCAATCCTTGATTACCATGCAGCAAGATATGGAGTGCCTGAAACGTGATATGGATCAACTGAAACAAACCACTGCCGAAATCAAAGACTTATTACTGCAAAATTGAAAGGTTTATTTTCCATATTCAAAAATACAACCAAACTAACCATGAATACAACAACATCCGCTATCGCCATCCAAAAAACAGTCCGAGGTCATATGTGCCGTCTGAAACGATTGCCCAACATCATGTATGCCATACAACAATATTTACAAAAAAACAACATCACCTTTTCCACAAAAAACAGCGACGGCCGCATCAACAGTTGCGACGACGAAGACGCCGTCATACCACTCCTAGAACAACGATTTCCACAGCGAATTCAAAAACCAAATATCCGAATGTGGTATGATATCTTAGCCTATGATTACGCCTATGGATGGATTCCCATCAATATCAAAACGACAACCACGCGCACCTCGGACAATACCGGGAATCTAGCCATGTGTGTCTATGTCTATACCGACGAAAAACTGAAACTCGACATAGAAACCCATTATTCCAACGGAAAAATGAGCGCCCTATTGTTCGAAAAACTCGTCCATAAACAATTCAATCGCACCGCAAAAAAAGATTATTATTTTGTGGTGCTCAATAAAACTTGTCCTGACGACATTATCGTCAACAGTGTAAAAGGATTAGTATCTATTACACCAAACATCAACAATTTGCCCTTCCAGGTGCGCTGGGATAAAAACAAAAACTTCCATTATGCCCCTATACAAGAAAAAGTCCGACTTTTCCTAGAATGTTTGCAAAAACCGCGTCCTAGCTGGAGCGAAACCTTTATGCAAAACATTCGCACGATAAAACTAGAGGCAAGTACGAATTGACGATTTGTCGATGTCCGATTTTAAATCGCCCCGAAAACATAAAATTCTGTGTAAAAGCGTGGCTATTGAGATAATTCACAATGGCCTCTATATTACACGTTTTTTTAGGTCGAAGCATGATTAAACTGCCACCGAAATAATCCACTTTTCCCGCAAAGGCAATTTGCGATTTGCGTGTCAAATTATAGACATAAATACAATCTTCGCCGAGGTGTTTTGTCATCGCACTTATATTTCGGGGAGCGCCCCATTCAAACCAGTTTTTTTCAGTGAATTTTTTAATACGTCGTTCCAATAATACGGGTTTATGTGCAAGTAAATATGCATTCACGCGTTCATTTTCACACGGATATTTTTCAACATGGATGAATTTCTCTTTTTTATTTTCCCCCGTCAAGACGGAGAGATTGCCGAGTTCCGCGTTTTTATACACTTCGTCTTTGCCACTCACGAGTCCCACATATACATCGAAATATTCCCCAAAAGTAGATCCGCCACTAGCCATCTCTTCGCGAAAGGTCACGAATCCGCGAGTATTGTTTGCATACATGATTTTTCCATTGTACTGTGTTTTTTTTTCGAGCTGGGCATTTTTGCAATAGCGGAAAACAATCACGTCAATCGAGGCATGTTCAAAGAGATTTTCGTTATGTGGATGATAGATATGGGTGAATGAACCATGTACCATCATTTCATCTAACAATGGCGCCGCGCTTGTTAATTTCAGAAAATCCGAGGGCACAATGAATATCAATTCGCCGTTTTCACACAACAAACGGTAACATTTTTCGATAAAATCAATGTATAAATTCCCCCGGGTGGTTCTCACATAAGGAGGATTTCCGACAATCGTGTGATAGGATTGATGGATGGATTGTGTCATGAAATCCCCATAGACCACTTGTTCGCGTATGATGGCATCTAATAATGGAATACTAGTGTCGATTTCATACATGTCAAATCGAATCGAGGGGTTTCGGGTACTGATAAATTCAATCAAATCGCCCTGTCCGATGGATGGCTCTAAAATAACGGCGGGACGATTCAATATAAATTCAAATACTTTTTGTTTGAGTTCGACACTCGTGGTGAAATATTGTCCCAGCTCATGTTTTGCGGTCATGGTTTTTATGGAGGGTGGTTGGGCGACCGCACCCGAATCAATTTTGCGCGATGACATCTGGCTTACCCGTATACTTAGTATACGGACGAACATTCTATGTCATTTTTCGGAATCGACATAAACACAAAATCTCATAATATACTAACGTACTATGCCATTGTTTGACATCAAAGACTATGTAAAACAAGAATATCAAGAAATCGACCCACCTCCAACTAAATCACCCTCGTATTCCACCCTATTCACCATCATGCTATCTTTGATGGTGGCGACAACGGTTACGGTATTAAGTCTATCCTCCGTCAAAACCTCGTCCATCTATTCGAACCTATTTGCGCAGCAGCAGCAACACAACATCGCCTTCACCACAAAACGCGAAGGATATCAGCCCCTCGACTTTTTCCTCCCCGACACATCCGACCTTTACCAATACAATTTTTTGACGACCCACGCGGGTATCGTGGAACCCCACGCCACCATGTGGGTCCATCTCATCAATGACGACCCATCAACATCGTCCACCTATACCATATGTCAAACGACTAGCGAACCCAACTGCGTCTCCGGCGACGCAGCAACCACCCCCTTCACCCTCGCCTGTACGCCGCACGAAGACCAATATACAATCACTATAACACAAAACGCGCAACAAAGCACAGGTACTCTTTTGTGTATGTATGTCCGTCGCGAATTCCGCACGCTGACCACGGCTGACCGCGATGCCACTATCGAAGCCATGTGGAAACTCTGGGAACTCGACGAAGAGTCGGGACGACACACTTATGGCGAAAATTTCCACAGCTACTCGTATTTGCTCGATTTCCACTATTTCAATGCGGCGTGGATACATTCAGACCACATTCACGAAGGCAATGGATTTTTAGCGCAACACGTGAAAATGACGAATATTTTCGAAGTAGCCATGCAAGCCGTCGACCCCTCCGTCACCTTACCTTACTGGGATTACACCATTGAGACGGCGGACGGCATCCAGGTCTATGAATCCCCCCTCTTCACCGAAAACACCTTTGGGTCGCTACCGCTCCCCAACAATATGAGCTGGGGATGGCTCTATGAATCGAACGATCTAGATGACGGAAAAATCCCCGACGGCAAATGGGCGAATTTCAAAATCGCCGCCAATACGAAATTCGACGACCTGTTGTATGGCTACGGATACATGCGCGCCCCCTGGAACATCAATCCATCCACCTATATTACACGATACACGGCCACCGACAAGACGTTCCCCACATGCAAATCCCATTACGACCTCTTAGGATACACGGATTTAGCCGATTTTTTACAGGAAATCCCCTATGCGGCACATGCCTCGACACACGGTGTTATAGGTGGATCTTTCGGTTGTGATATCCTCAATGGCATGAGAGAGGCCGGATACATTAATGGTGTCGAGGGCCAGCTGAATATTTGTCAAAACTGGATTTTCTACATGAAAGAATTCTATCGTTCCGATATTTTGCTACCCCAGGACAAATGTACTGCGAGCACTGCCGACAGCGACGATGAGTGCGTCTATGTCTGCAACGAAGACCGCACATCCACCCTCCTCGAAATGCTCCAGCACAGTATCATGAATTCGGGCATGGAAGCCATCCCTCCCTATGGCGAAATGCCCGACGAAGGATGGGACGCCTGGACCGCCTTTATCTGCGGCGGCGACGGCAGCAAAATCTACGCCGGCGACCATTTAGAATCCGCCTCGCCCGCCGACCCCTCTTTCTGGCCCATCCATCCCACCCTCGAACGCGTCTTCCAGGCGAAATTGATGGCAGGCGGATTTAGCACCTCAAGCACCTGGCCCACCGACCCCGTCAATGAATACGTCTGCAACAAGGCCGTCTGCTACGAAGAAGACGAAGACGCGTTCGGCAACTGGGATACGTGTTGTTACGGCCATTACGAAGACGACCAGATGCTCGATGCGCCGAACAATGACCGATATACCTATGTGGGCCCCACCAATAAAGACGTGCATGACGGCACGAATCCACAAAACCCCGAATACTCCATGAAATATATCTATGACACCTTTACATGGAGTCATTGTATTCAAGAGGGCTACGATTTCGACGCACTCTTAGAGGGACAATATCGTCGCAAATAATTTTGTATGGTTTGTGTTATAGATATGATTCTATAACACAAAAACACACCCTCTATACGTAGCTAGGAATGGCATCCAGATTCATCATTCCAGGTTCTCCATCCACGAAACGGCTACGTTGCGCTTCTGTCATCAAAAATTGTGAAAACAATGGGAATTTCAACTGTTCTTGCGGGGTGTGATGATGCACGATGCGCGCAATCATTTTATACAATTTGAAATTCGGATAACGCTCTTCGCCGTTGCGTTTGTATAATACATTGCGTCCGTCGTCGTCTTTGCACCAGCGCGCCACCGTTTTCTGGTAATCGTCCATGTCCGATTCGCGCTCGTCTTCAATCAAGAAATCATACATGGAGCAGCCGAGGCGGCACAAATCGAATGCGGGGTTCGGGTCGAGACGCGGTCGGTTCTCATTCATATAGGGTTCGCAATTGTATTGCGTTGCCGCGTCGCCCCCCGTTGCGAAACTGTCGCTGCAAAACGTTTTCCCCCCATAACGATAAATACTGCGACCGAAATCGATGATTTTGTAGATTTTGCCGTAGGTAGGGACGCGATAGACGCGGTTCTCCCACATGTAATGCAAATATTCAATGTCGGTATTGACATACATGATATTGTTCGTATGCAAGTCATTGTGGGTAAATGAAAACGCACGTTGATACACGAGGAGCGTCATGACAATTTGGAAGAGGGCGCTAGCCCCTTCACATTCATCTATGACACCCTTGTCTAACAAGTCATCAAATGTTCCCGCGCATTTTTCTAAACAGATCATTTGCACGGGGAATGTAGGGAGAAAGGCGAAAACATTGTCGCATTCCGACGATGGGATGGACGATTCATCGGATTCGGAAGCCGATTCGTCGGTATCCGATTCGTCGCTTTCGGAATCGGAAGCCGAATCGGAACTACTGTAAATGACATCACTATTGTTGGAAGAATCGGTGGATGATTGCGTACTATTGGATGATTTTTCATAGATGACTTCGTTGTCTTCGCAAGACGATTCGGCAGGACAAGTTTCGTCGATATCGACAATTTCTTCGGCGCCTAAATCTACTATCTCTACATCCTCGGACCGAATGACAAGTTTGTTTTTATTGGCACGCGAACCGAATCCTTCGGATATATTTTGTCGCACATCATCGGAAATAAAAAAATGTTTGCCTACATTACGATTGAAGTAGTCGGATGTGTATAAATATTCAATGTCATCGCTCACATTCATCTTGAATTTGTCTTGCACGCCTAAATAAGAACCATAGTAATCAATGCCATGTAAAAACCCGTGATGTTCTAACAATTGACTACTTAAAAAACTGAAAAACCCGTCAATGTATGACGCATTGTTCTCGTCGGCTAGTTTCGGAAAGGTAGATGTATCCGAAGGATTTGGTAGGCGACGTATTTTATCGTCTTGTAGTGGGTATTTGCCAATCATGTATTTGATAGGGTCTAATAACGGGGAAAATTTGACAAAGATGGGGGCTTCAACGATTTCACCGGTTTTCACATGGACGACTGAATGGAGAGTGTGAATATGATATTTATGTTGCAATACAATATTGGTTCCAGACTGACGGATGTCAAACAATTTAGCATAAATCGGATTGTAGCTTTGTAGCCCATTCATATCATACGGTTTATAGTCATGATGGTTATCTAACATGGTATAGGTATATTGACGATTGAAATCCGATATATCAAGTAAGTCTCGCTCTTGATAATCGATTTTGATTTTTCCTAAATCTCTTTCCATTGTTTGTATATTTATTCATAAACATAAAAACAGTGATGTTTGAACTAATCTGCTAAATCTTTACCTTATCTTTTTTGAGCACTGCTTTCAGGTCTTCAATCTTTTTTTTGTTACTTTTTGAGCTAGTGAGAACTTTTGTATATTTTGACTCTGTAATTCCTAATTTGTTGATGGCATCGACTTTCTCACTATTGGATTTGTCCGATTTCACAATACTAATCATCAGTGCTAAAGTGGGTGTGGTTATACCTTCTTGCACAGCACCGGATACAGGCATATTCAACAATAATACAACAACCAGAATCGTCAATAACAATCCAATCAAATATTTATTCATCTATATAGTTGTTGTATATTTTGTTGCAATACGTAACATTGTGGCTAAAAATATATGTACATAGTCTAAATTTAGGAGAACATGTCATTAGAACTTCGCAAATTTGATATGAAATCGATTACCTTCAAGCCTGATGAAAACAAGGGACCGGTCATTGTGATGATTGGACGCCGTGATACTGGTAAGTCGTATTTGGTGCGAGATTTGCTATATCACCACCAGGACATACCCATCGGCACAGTCATTTCGGGAACAGAAGCGGGCAACGGTTTTTACGGGGCGCTGGTTCCTAAATTGTTCATTCACGAAGAGTATAATACGGTGATTATTGAGAACGTGTTGAAACGACAGCGTGCCGTGTTGAAACAGGTGCAAAAAGAGATGGATACGTATCGCCGGACCACCATCGACCCCCGCGCATTTGTTATATTAGATGATTGTTTGTATGACCAGTCATGGACGCGTGATAAAATGATGCGGTTGCTTTTTATGAACGGTCGTCACTGGAAGCTGATGCTCGTGATTACTATGCAATATCCACTCGGTATTCCACCGAATCTCCGTACCAACATCGATTATGTTTTTATATTGCGAGAACCTACGCTGGGAAATCGCAAACGTATATGGGAAAACTACGCGTCCATGTTTCCCACCCTGGAATCGTTTTGTGCCGTGATGGACCAGACCACGGAGAATTACGAATGCATGGTCATCAACAACAATGCGAAATCGAACAAACTACAGGACCAGGTGTTCTGGTACAAGGCCGAATCCCGACCCGATTTCAAACTGGGTTCGAAAGAATTCTGGGATATTTCAAAATCGCTGGGTTCGGACGACGAAGACGAAGCCTTTGACCCTAGCAAATCGAAAAAGAAAACGGGTCAATCCATTACCGTGAAAAAGAGTAAATGGTAGCCAGACGAATACAATTGTATTTTTGTATAATACAATTGTGACCAGAATATGCAGCGAATGTTCATTTGTTTAGCGAAAATATATGCACATCTATTATACAATTATGCCTTTTGAACCTTCTTTGACGCCTGCACAAAAAACCGAAATAAGCGACTACATCAATGCGTATCGCGCAAAACATCAATCACCACCCCTTACGTGGGATGACACCATTTCTACCTTTTCACAACAGTGGTCATATCATTTATTGACCAGTGGCGATTTCAGTCATAGTGGCAATACTCAATATGGCGAGAATCTGGCCTATTACAAGGGCTATGGCACAGATACGATGACACTTTTGAAAAAATCCATTGACGCCTGGTATAACGAAGTGACTTCTTATAATTTTGCTCGTCCTGGATTTTCATCAGGCACCGGGCATTTTACATGTCTCGTGTGGAAATCCAGCACAAAGTATGCGCTAGGTATTAGCATCGACTTAGCTAGTGCAACCGCTATTATTACCATGAATACGTCACCTCCAGGTAACGTTTCGGGACAATACCAAGATAATGTATTGCCGGTGACTATTTTGCCACCTGTCGTTCCACCTGTCGTTCCACCCGTCGTTCCACCTGTCGTTCCACCTGTCGTTCCACCTGTCGTTCCACCTGTCGTTCCACCTGTCGTTCCACCTGTCGTTCCACCTGTCGTTCCACCTGTC